CATGAAAATGAATACCAAAATAAACGTAGATGAACTGAGCGGTAAATACGGAACAGTTACAAATGAAGAGTTGTTAAAAGAATACAGAGAAGAGGAATAATGGTTAATGGATGGGCGTTATTAGTGGAGATAGTTTTTGGTTTTTTAGCCCAAATTGGAACATTCTTCCAACTTCAAGGACCTTTTAAATATGAATGGATAAAAAATAATTATTGGTTAACAGTAATGATGGGTATACCAATATCTATGTTATTTATTTATTCTGTAAAAAATATGATAATAGCGTTTAATGGTCAAATGTGGCCTTCAAGGTTGATTGGGTTTAGTGTTGGAGCAGTTGTTTTTACATGGTTAAGTTGGTTAATTTTTAAAGAACCACTAACACTTAAAACCATAGTTTGTTTAATTTTAGCAATAGGAATTTTAATAATACAATTATTTTGGAAATAGAATGGAAAATAAAGAACAGGTAAACCATCCAGAACATTATGGAGGTTCAGAAAACACATACGAAGCAATCAAAGTTATTGATGCTTGGGATTTGGGATTTAGTTTAGGAAATACAGTAAAATATATATCACGTGCAGGAAAAAAAAGAAAAGATAAAGAACTTGAAGACCTCAGAAAGGCTCTTTGGTACCTCCAACACCACATCGAAACGCTTGAAAAAGAAAACAGGTTTTGATAAAGAAATAAATGTTTGGGACGCTCTTACAACACCAAACGAATTATTAAGAGAAACCCTTATAAATTTTATGTGGGGATTTTTAGGTAATTCAATAGTAGTTTTTGCGGCAAAAGAACTGGACTTTATGGTTTTAATTAACTATATTGTTTATTACGTATTGATTTCTTACATTGTTAATAGAAAAAAATATGAAACCATGTTAGGTAAATTTGTTGTCCTACCTGGTTCGGCGGCGGCAGGGGCATTTACAGGATATAAATTAGCACAAATAATAGCAGAATTGGTATGAAAATTAAAAAAAAACATAGAAAGAAGATATAGAATTATTGCGGGATGTATAATTTTATTTTGGTTAATGATGACAAGGGTTTTAGTTAGTGAAGTAATAAAAATGATATTTTAAAATGATAGAAACAGGAAGAATAATTAATGGAGATTGTATTGAGGTAATGAAGACATTACCAGAAGGGTGTATTGATTTGGTTGTTACAAGTCCACCATATGGTGTGGGAATTGATTATGACGTACATGAAGATGATGTTGAGTTCACAGAGTATGTTGAATTTGCTAAGTCTTGGTTGTCTGAAACATATAGATTATTAAAAGACGATGGACGTATCGCTTTGAACATTCCCTATGAAATCAACAGACAAAAAAAAGGTGGACGTATTTTCTTTGTTTCTGAAATGTGGCAAATCATGAAAGAAATTGGATTTGGTTTTTTTGGTATTGTCGACCTTGAAGAACAATCACCACATAGAAGTAAAACTACAGCTTGGGGTTCTTGGATGAGCCCATCATCACCTTATATCTACAACCCAAAAGAGTGTGTTATTTTAGCATATAAAAAACATCATATTAAAAAAGTTAAAGGAGAACCGCAATGGATAGGAACACCAACTGAGGTTGAAAATAAAGATGGTATAGTAAGAACTAAAAATGTATATGAAGAACAGGATAAGAAAGAGTTTATGGAACTTGTGTTTGGTCAGTGGAATTACTTTGCAGATACTAAATCACTCACCAAGGCAACGTTCTCGATGGACATTCCAACCAAAGCGATTAAAATACTATCCTACAAGAACGATATAGTTATGGACCCATTCGCTGGTAGTGGTACTAGTTTAGTGGCCGCACAAATACTTGACCGAAGGTGGTTGGGAATAGAACTAAGTGAAAATTATACAAATATCGCAAGAACAAGAGTTGAATACTTCAAAACATTAGAAACTCTACAAGAAACCCCACCATTATAGTGGGGATTTTTGTTTTATAGTATATTTATTGTTATGAATACAATCCTCAACGAACAAATTTTAAGAATTAAACAAGTCATGGGAATTTGTGAAACTAAAGAAGAGGATAAAAAAATTATAGATAATTGGTTTGAATATGTTAAAAATACATCACATGAGGATGCTGTAAATCAAATGAATAATGGGGGAAAATATTTAGAACTAAGACAAGAATCTATTGATGCTGGGGAAAGAATTTTTGTTTATGAAAAAATAGAAGAAGCCAAGTCCATTGATGAATTAATAAATTTATTTAGAAGAGACTTCAAGTTTATAGATTATGTACGTAAACATTTTTGGGGAACTGGAAATCAACGGTACTTGGAAATGAAACAAGCGTTATGTCTTCTTAATGGGGGGTCTGAAAATCAATGTTATGATTTAGATTTGCGTTCTGATATACTACTCTATGATAAACCCATAAATTGGGACAAAGTAAATAAAATTGTTGACGAAATACCAGGACTAAAAGAAAGGGTTTATAGATTAAAAAGAATAGCTAGTGCGAATAAAATAACCTCAAATTTTGAAACTAATCAACCAAACATCAAAAAAAACAAACCAACGAGCGGTCCTGACCAATACATATCAAAATTAAACTACAGTGATGTTGGATTTAATACTGCAGAACCCAGTGAAAGTATGAAAAAATACGCCGAAGCATTATCAAAAGAAAACCCAAATGAAATTGAATCGTTGGTAAATAATTTAGTTGACAGGTTCAAAAATTTGATGACAACCAAAGTAAATAAAGAAATAAGCGCTGCGGGTATGAGTAAAAGTTGGGCATATTGGGATATTGGTAAACAACTTTATTTTTATAATAATCCTGAAGAAAGTAATTACAGACTTGGAAATCCTCTAACTGACAAATGGATACAACAAAGTATTATTAACAGAATGATTGGTTGGGAAGTTACAAATGGAGGAAAAAAACAAAATGGCGATAAATATTCTTCTGAAGAATTAACAAATATTGGAGAAACTTATTTATGAAAATTATTATAACTGAAAGTCAATTTAGAATGATGATTAAAGAATCAGGTATTAGAGATATTAATGATATTGCAAAAAGATACCCAAAGGCTAAAATTTATTTTCATCAAGATTTAGATGGTGTTACAACGGCAATAGCCATGAAAAACTATTTGGAACAAAATGGTATTGATGTTGTTGATTGTGAAGTAATACAGTACGGGTCAAAAGAATTTGCAATAAAAAAACCTGAAGGTGAAGGGAACATTATGCCGGTCTTAGTTGATTTTGCACACGGTAAACCAATGTTTGTTATTCATACAGACCATCACGATAGTCAATCCGGTGTCGAAGACGATACTGCGACAAGTTTTAAACACGCAAGGTCCAATGTTGAAACAATTTCTCAAACAATTTCACCAAAAGATTTATTTAAAGACGAAGATTTATATCTAATATCGACAGTCGATTCGGCAAACTTTGCTGTAAATCAAATAACTCCAGAAATGGTAATGAATTTTGTTTTTAAGTATGACAAATATGAAAGTGTTAAAAGAAATAAAATGATGATGGGGCTTGTCGTTAATAAACTTCTTTTATCGTATAAAAATGATAAGGTTAATGGTAGAAATTTTCTTGAATATTTAGTAATGAACTGCGAACCATCACTTGAAAATTTATATAATACAATAACAAAAATTGCAAAAGAACAAGGATATGCCACGGTTGAAACTATGACACAAAATCAAGAAAAATTCATAGAAGCAAGAAAGAAAGAAGGGGCAATAGAAAAAACAGGAAATGTTATATCACAATATGGGTTAGGTAGTATGAGAAAAGGTTCTTATGATAGATACGTTCCATTTAGAATACACCCTGACGCAGACTTTCTAGTTACAGGTCTTGGAGGGCAAGTCGGAATGGTTCAAGCATCTTGTAATCCATTTAAAGAAGAAAGAGCACTTAAAGGTATAAACTTAGGTGAAATCAAAGATGAAGTTTTAAATATCTTCAAACCTGAATTAGAAAAAGAAATATTAAGTTTTAGAATTATTAAAAGAATCTCAGAAAGAGAGGCAACTCCCGAGTCAGTTGGATTCACAACAAAAGATATGATGGCATTATATGGTAAAATGCCTTCATTTGATTCTGAAAAACTAACTATTAATGGTTATGACTTTCTGAAAGCAAATTCAGGAGGACATAAATGTATTACCAACATATCAGGAATAAACTTCCTATATAGTGGATATGATAAACCATACACTAAAGATTTACCTGAAGAAACATTACCGATTGCAAATTACGAAGGAGATAATAATTTTGTTAAAGACATTAAACAAAAACTTTTAAGATTTAGAAAGTTGTCAGAAAAACAAATTGAAGCGGCTCTTAATCAAATAAGAAGAGAAGGTATAAATTTTGAAGATGAAACAGAAAGTACTCCAAAAAGAACTTATTCGGATTTAGTAAAAGATATGAAAAATACTTTTGTGGATATTTTAAATAAAAAAATTGAAAATAGTTAAAACATTGAGGTTTTAATTTTGTCACCCTCTTTAATGTTTAATTCTTTACAAGTACCACCATTAAGTTCCAAAACAGTATTTCCAAATCCTTCAAACATTTCACAATCTTCCTCATTACCACAAGGAAGACAATTATGATTTATTTTGGTAATCACATTACCGTCAATCATTATTATATCTAAAGGAATAATACAATTGTACATCCAAAAAGTTTGGGTTTTTTTCTCTGGCATCATAAATAACATACCATCAAAATTATTATCAAACTTTTTACCCATCATACCTTTCTGAATTGAATCAGTATTAGCAACGACTTTACAATTAAAAATGTTATCTTTGACTAAAATTTTCACATAATATAAATATTTCAAAAAAATTTAAAAGCAATAAAACTTTTGATAAGCAAAGATATATTTATATTTATCACAAAAAAATCAAAAAATTTTTATTGTAATACGAACAAATATCAAGAATGAAATCTATGATAAATATTTTTGAAAGTGGCCATATTCCAACTAATATTTTATTTGAGGGAGAAACTAAAAATACTTTTGGTAAAAAAATAAAAATTATGGGTTTAGATGAAAATTTAATTGGTTATGTGAATGTAGTATCTTTTGATAATGGGTGGGAATTAGATTATGACATACCTAGATTATATGAAGAAAAAAGTTGGTGCAAAAAAAATTGTGATAAAAACTTTTTTAATAGGGACAATAGCACACACATTTACGATGTATATGTAAATGAAAATTTTAGAGGAAATGGTTTTGGAAAACAAATTATGAATTTGGCTCACGATGTATCTAAACAGGAAGGATTTAAGTATTGTACTTTAATTACTCATCGAGAAAACAATACCGCACAAAACTTATATAAAAATTTAGGATACGATTTACACTATTCAGATGACGTAAAAGATTTTTATTTTCTTGAATTGTAACTTTTTGTAAACTTAGCTATATTTATATTTATCACAAAAAAATCAAAAAATTTTTATTGTAATGTTTGACAAATCAAAATAATAGTATTAGATTTGTAAAACAATTGGGAAACGACCCATTGTATAATTTGAAAAATTGAAAGTATGAGTGAAGATTTAATCAACATTTCAGAGATTTTTTATTATTTTGACGATAAAGGAAGAAAACTTTATACTTCAAATGAAGTCTTTGCAAGTGTGAGAGCAAACTACTACGGAACTGAAGATGTTTTTGTAGAAAAAGTTTAAAAAAAATTTGACAGTCTCAAATTAAATACATAACTTTGTAAAAGATTTGAAACTTATAGGTGATGAAAGATACTCAGTATTCAAATCACAAACGTTCTTTGAAATTTAATACGAACAAATTGTTCAAACAAAATTTAAAAAAAAAGATTAACCCCCTTTTCTTTAAAATTTGTAAAACGAAGAGTTCAATGGGCCGTGTATGGTCCATTAAAATAAACCACGAAAGTGGGATAAAGTGAACCATTTGTGTTATATGGTTTGCGTCTTGATTGTCTTAGGATAATCGAGGTCGAGTACACAAGCGGGATACCGTTTAACCTTTAGTACCGAGGGCAACGCTGTAGGGAAAGTGGTTAGATGATTGGGCGATGTGGGTCGTCTAATTGAGGTGGGAACACCAATAGGAATAACTCGTAGGAATTTTGCAAAACAAAGTGTTCCAACACTTTTATTGCGAGTTCCATTATTAGAGGATACTTAAAACCGAAAGGTATGTTGATGTACAGGTGGTGCTGTTATTGACCTTGACCGACTCCCACCAAGGAGTTAGTTTCGAAGTAGTCTTGAAATATGGAAATGGGGACATTTCAGAGAGTAGTTGTGTATTCTATTGTTCAAAAGATAATAGAGCCCGTGACGGACCACTACTTTCACAATCCACGACACAAAACTTAATTATTATTAACTATTAATTTTAAATAAGGAAAAGTGTCCGTCAGGTCTAATCGAAAGGTGACTACATAGTCGTGAGTTGTTCACGGCACATAAAGCTCCCAAGGCTGAGTGTATTTTTACAAAAGACCTCTATTCCCGCAAGGAAGAGTTGGGGAGGCATCCTCGAAGAGAGTTGAGTAATAAGAGAGTAGTTTAGACCTCAAGGAGTGATTCACCTAAATAATCGTCACTGAGAAATACCATTCAAAAGATGGTGGATAAGAGTAGAAACAATAATGACTCTAAAGGTTCTCACAATAAACGTGTAATCTCAGCGTTTTTTTTTAATGGAGCCACCGGTAAAAAAATTGATGGATAGTAAAATATTATTATCCATTTTTTTGTGCAATTAATTTTTTTATATATCTTTGTGGTATGGAAAAAAATCAATTAGTTAAAGACAATCAAATAGCGGTAATCAAAAAATTCTTAGGTAAAAACATTTTCAAATTAGTTAATTTATATAAATGGAGTGAGTATAACAACACTGTTGTCAAAATAACAAATATTAGAAAATATTCAGACGGGTATAACAAATATCGTACTCACGAAAAATACATTTATCAATTCGATGTAATTGTTGATATGAAATGTGATTATTGGGCTTACTCAACTCAATATCAAAAAAATCACGCTAGAAATGCAAATAGATACATAAGACGATTAATCGATGCAACAATTAAAGAAGAATTGAAATATTTTGCTATATCAGATATTGATGAAATAGTAGTTAAAAAAATTACTTGGGATTATTTGTAATATTGAAATATTATTTTTATATTTGTAGAAGATATGGCAACAATAAAAAATATACTACTTGTTCACCCTAAGCACGGGGAAATATTAAATGAAACTTTTGTTGATGAGATTCAGTTTAAAATATTCTTAAACATGATTCACTCATCATTGACTCTTAAAGAAGACTTTTCAACTTTTAATGGGAAGGATTTCTTGATACATATTCCCTTTAATATGTTAAAAGAGTCATTAGTTTTGGGGACCAACAAGGACATAACCATGGCTGAAGTTCTTGTTGCAAAATCTAAATTGGAGGGGTAGTTTCTTTGTTCTATAAAAACAAAGTGGTGGAGAGATGTTGGCACGAACCGTGTCGACCCAAAATTAAGGTGAAGGAGACTTCACCTTTTTTTATTAATGATATATTTATTGTTATGAATATTTTATCAACCATACGAAAGATTTTAATTGAAGAATCATTCCATCAGGATTTTATTTATGAAGACATTTACGGCAATGTTGAAGAAATAAACTTGATACATGAGGCGGAGTATCAGGGACGAAAAGTTCAACTTGGTAAGATTATGCAAGGAGACATCAAAAAGTTCAAGGTATACGTTAAAAACGACAAAGGAAAGGTTGTTAAAGTGAACTTTGGGTTTGGTGGAAAATCAGCAAAAGGAAAACGAATGGTGATTAAAAAGAACAATCCTGAAAGGAGACGTTCATTTAGAGCAAGACACAATTGCGATAATCCTGGCCCAAGATGGAAACCAAGATATTGGGCTTGTAGAACTTGGTGATATTATGGGAAGAATTATTATAACAGAAGAACAACTTGAAGAGGTTGTAAAACAACTTAAAGAAAACCATGAAGGAGGTTCTTACATGGCAAAACAACAACTTTTTACAATTGCAACTTTGGCACATAAAATGTGGGAAATGATGGAAGAAGGTGAACAACTTGAAGATTGGATGGAAACAAAAATTGCCCAATCAGAACAATCAATTTTGGCGGTTGTTAAATCATATATGTATGATGAAATGGAAGATAGAATTAAGGGGTCAAGAGGATTTAATCCTGATGATTTAATTATTGGAATGTAAAAATTATCTTTTTTATAATTAACCCTCCTTTTTTTAATTGGGGGGTTTTTTATTTAAACAAAGTTTTATATATTTGTAATATAAATTAATTCAAATGGTCCCATGATGTAATTGGATAACATATTTCTCTTCTAAAGAAATCTTTCAGGTTCGAACCCTGATGGGACTACAAAAAAATAATAGGTATTGGTTCGTTTTTATTAAATTATAATATTTATAATAAAACAAACATGGGAATTGACAAAAAATATAAAAAAGAAGACCTTATAAGGTTAATTTTTACAGAAAATAAATCTTACCGAGAAATTGGTAGAATTTATTCTGTTAGTGATACTTACATAAAAAAAATTGCCAATAAATTAGGGATTACTTTAACAAGGCGGAGAAAATTCCCTGAAGGTTACAAACCTCATAATTTTGGAAATTCAAAAAAACATACGTGTAAAAATTGTAATAAAGAATTTATACCATACACAAAAAAAAATTTATATTGTTCTATGACATGTGATAATCAATATAAAGTACTTAAAAAGTATGAAGATTATATTGAGAATCAGGAAAAATATTGTTACGAAAGAGATATGAGATTTTTAAAAAAACATATTTTAAACGAACAAAATAATTGTTGTAATATATGTGGGATAAAAAATATGTGGAACGAAAAAGAATTAATTTTTGTATTGGACCATATAGACGGAAATGCGTCAAATAATATGAGAAATAACTTAAGGTTGATTTGTCATAATTGTGACTCACAGTTGGACACATATAAGTCTAAAAATAAAAACTCAGCTAGAAAAAAAAGATATATTAAAAACTAAAAAAAATAATTATGGAAGACATCTTTGAACAAGAACATTATGATTTTATTAACTCAGAAGATTATTTTCAATACATGAAAGAATTTTTTGAATATGAAGAAAAAGAAGCTTTATCTTCAGAATTAAATGAATTATAATTAAGGTAGGTTAATAGATGGTATAAGTCGTATAGCTCAGTTGGTAGAGCAATCCATTTATGGACGTGTCACAGGTTTGAATCCCGTTGCGACTTATCAAAATTAAAAAAGGTGTTGGAAACAACACCTTTTTTGTTTGTTGGCATATTTATATTTAAATAATAAAATTATGAATAGAAGTTATAGTAAAATTAGACACATGCAACAATCAAACTTGATGTTGGAAAATAGAATAATGGAAGAAAAATCAAGACAATTTTTGATGGAAATCACCGATGACAATGGTCTACTTACCGCTTATCCTGATTTAAAAACAGTATTGGAACCAAAACTTAAAGCTGCCGATAAAACAGGAGAAACAAGTGTTGGTGTGTATGGTTCAAAGGCATATTTTAGAGCGGCAAAAGGTCAGACTAATTGGACTATATATGTCTATACTTTTGGACCAAGAACATATGGTAGACCCAAATATGCTAATCCGGCAACGGTTCTAACTTTAGATTTTCCTGATACTACAATGAATGAAGTTCCGTATTTCTTTTATGGTAGTCCTGACACAGGTAGCGGCTCAGCAGCCCAAAAATTTTATTTGTCGGGAAGTTTTGGTGACATAATAGCCAATAATGGTTCATTGAAATTATCTACTAAACTCGAAGTAAAAACTGACGACGAAGTTGCTGCCGATATATCCAAACATTTTCCTGGTTTTGACGCCGCAAAGTTAGTTACAATTGCAAACAATTTAAAATTAGGTTCCTACGCAAAAAATCTATCTAAAGAAACTAGAGCTAAATTAACAGGAGTCGCTAAAACGGTTTATGATACAATTGCAGGACCGGCTCAAAAATAAAATAAAATAATTATGAAACAATTTATTATATCAGAACAAGAAAAACAAAGAATTTTGGAAATGCACCAAAATGCCACGTCAAAACAATATTTAAACGAAGACCTTTCTCAGGTTATTTTATTGTCTTTAACTTTACAATATAATTTAGCACCGGGAAATATTAAAAAATATTCCCCAACTGTTTTTTTTAGTGCTGATATTTCAACTCACAATATAAAAACAATTAGACAAATTTCTTTATTTAATCAGATTGAAGTGGGACCAAGTTATCAATCTTTAAAAGGTAATATTATTAATGGTCAATTTTCCCTTACTCCCGAACAAATCAATATATTAAAACCAAAGATAAATAAAGGACCACAAGTTTTAGAAGGGAATATGGTTATCGCCGAACAAGGCACTCAATTTGGGGTCAAACCTACAATTATTGAAAAACAAATGCCAACTCAAAAATAAAATAAAATAATTATGAAACAATTTATTATATCAGAACAAGAAAAAAATAGAATTTTGGAAATGCACCAAAGTTCAACTTCAAGACAATATTTAATGGAACAATATGTAGCAACAAGTAAAAACAATTCAGTGATTATTACTTTACCTTACAAAAAAATTAAAGACCAAAAAGGTAATATTGTAGAGGTTCCTGCTAAAGAAGCGTTTTTCAAGCCGGAATACGTCCCAACTTTTTTAGCTTTGGATGGTGACCCAGATTTAGCAAAAGAATTAAGTAAAAACCCAAATATGAAAACCTACACTCTAAATAGTATAGACCTTGGAGGTGGTGCTGGTGAAGGTACTATAACAACTTTTGGTCCTCAAAAATTTGTAAAAGGTGGTGATGGATATATTTACCTGTCCGGGAAAGCTTCAATGGGGGGTGTAACTAAAATAAACTTTGGAATCTTTCCATCTGGAAATGTAACTAAATTTTCAGATACAAATACCCCAAAAACGGGTGGAGTTACAATAAAAAAAGGAAAAGAATACATCCCAACTCAAAAATAATAAAATAAATAAAAAACAAAAAAATGAAAAGAATTGTAAGATTAACTGAGTCAGATTTAGCTCGAATTGTAAGAAGGGTTATTAATGAACAAGCACCAACATTACCAAAAGTTCCTAATTTAGAATTTCCGAATTATACATTTATATTTAGTTATGACGCCAGTGATGACAGTATTATTTGCCGAGGATATATAAAAAACCCACAAAGAGCATTGAAACAACTAGACAGTCCGGTTAATATGGGTAGTGATTATATTATGAAAAGTACTTTACGAGGTTGGGGAATGCAATCACAATTTGATGGAACAATTGGTCGTAAAATTAAAGAAACCTTGGACAATTTATTAATGCAAATTGTAGAGTACAAAAAAAAGAAACCCACTCAAAAATAAAATAAAATAATTATGAAACAATTTATAATCTCAGAACAAGAAAAAAGTAGAATTTTGGAAATGCATCAAAGTGCAACTTCAAGACAATATTTAATGGAAGCGGTTCAATCTGTAGTTTTAAGTTTAAATATTCCAACAATCAATGGTCAAATAGATAGAAATAAAAACATATCTTTTTCTATAGGTCCGCTTGGTAAAAACGCCGCAAATGAATATACAGGAATATTAAATAGTATGATTATCAATGGTGGATTTGCAAATAAATTAACAAATCAAAAATTAAATGGTGAGTATGTAAATGGAGAAATCATGTTAGGAAACGATGCCGATTTACTTATAAGTGCGATTAATAATGTGAAAAGTGATGATTTAATTGATACATCTATGTTTAATAGAAACTCCGCAAGTTTTGTAAGAAAAAAAGACCCGAACAATCCATCATCTGGGCCACAAACGGTTTTTATACAAAAAATTATTAAAAAATCGACACCAACACAAAAATAATAAAAATAAAATAACTATGAAAAAAATTATAAGACTAACCGAAAGAGACCTAACTCGTATTGTTAAAAGAGTTATCAATGAAAGACAATATTTGATGGAAGAAGAAGTTGCAACAAACTATTTCAACACTATGAAAACTAAGTTTGATGGTCAAATGACAGCATATAAATTACCGACCATTACATTACAACTAAATAACAATGGAACTATTTCGATTGTTAAAGATGGAAAAGCGGTATATACGTCAACAGTTTCACCAGATGTCCCAACTTTATTACAGGCCATATCATATAATGAAACTGTAAAAGGGACCGATATCCCAACGGTAAAATTAAGTTCTTTATTATTACCAAATTTAGTAAATGGATATACCAACTATGTTAAATCAACACCCGACGCTAAGTTAACACTAGGTCCGGTTACTGGAGCTTTACGAAGTGCTGTAACGGAAGTTGTTAACACATATTTTAAAAATAAACAACCAGCACAACCTAAATAAAAAATTAAAAACCCCACCTGAAAAGATGGGGTTTTTTATTAAGAGGCTTTTTCAAAACGACACTTTGAAATTTTCTTTACGGTTGTCATGTAATCGGTAAACCAATACCACATCACAGATTCATCTTTTGTGTTCACCAACAAACCATAATCAAAACCATCTTCAAGAATACTAACTTTTAAAACATCATCACCAAAATCTTCGTATTCAATTGGAAGAACACTTTTTTCTACATCATTAACAAAATATGTAGAAGTTTTTTCATCCAAATCTAACACGTAACGTGTATATGTGGAATCAACGTCATAACTATAATCAGGACTTGAATAAACAGAATCCAAAGTTGTTTTTCTTTCGCAAACCATTTCTTGTCTTTCAAAAACATGAATTATAATTTTTTGAGAAAAACTCAAAGTGGACAATAAAAGACCGAATGTTAAAAATAGTGTTTTCATGAGGTTTATTTTTTTAAATGATTATTTCTACAAATATACACATAAAAATTAAACCAAAAAAACTTTATTAGTTTTTTTTATTCAACTCTATATTTATATATTAAATAATAAAAACAAAACACAAAGATTATGAAGTTTTTAATTTCAGAAGAAGAAAAAAGTAGAATACTTAATATGCATAAAAATGCTATTAAAAGACAGTATTTAAAGGAACAAGAACCTACTGTGGCGGGTAATATATATAATGCAGGTCGGTCAGACAGTTTAGTTGAACAAGGAATGTATTATATAGGATTTTCAGTGGGAGGTGATAAAAACCAATATTATTACCAATGTATTTGGGACCCTAATTCGTTTTATGATGTAACAACAAACAAAGGAACCTCGCAAGAACCTGGGGCGATTTTCGGTTCTGGTGGTAAAGTAATTAAAAATCCTGAAGCAACATTAGGTTTAACCGGTAATTGGAAAGAACAATTAAAAAATGGATGTGCAACGTCATATAGTCAATTACAAAAATTCAGAGATACTCATTGTCCTAACCAAAAAGATAAAGTGTGGAAAAGTCCTGAACATTATAAACAACAATGCGAGGGTTGGAATATAAGTAAACAAAATGATGCAAAGCAAGCTGCTGCGGCGGAGGCTGAAGCTGCGACAGCGGCGTCTCAAAAAGCTGCGACAGATGCGGAAATACAAAAAAGGGCGGAGTTAAATGCTCAAGACTCTGCAAATGCACAAAATTTTAAAACAACAATGGCTGACTATAGAGCAAAGTTAGATAAGTTTGAAAGTATGACACAAGAAGAATTAGAAGCACTAATTAACGAAATAAATGCATATTGGAAAAAAAATTCTTGGACTAGTAGTGATGAAGACGAAAAGACATATATAAGGGTGTTCCCGAAATTCAACAACGAATTTAAATATAAATTCCCAGAACTTAAAGTATTATTAACAACAAAAACTTATTAAAAACAAAATTAATCTAAAAAAAACCCACCCCATAAAGGTGGGTTTTTTATTTATATACCGTTAAAACACAATAAAAAATCTGACCATTATCATAAGTAACCCCATCTATAATAATCTTATCTGAAGTTTTACTACCAACACAAAATCCGTTGTATTTTGGGTTTAACATCAACGCATTATGTTTAGGAGAATTTTTCCATAACTCTAACACTTCATTCGCTCTTTCTTCATCCGTCTTCAAATCTCTAAAACTACAAAGGTTTTCCCCAATATATGTGTAGTTGTACCCATACAAATATGTTATTCTATCTATGAATGTTTCAAATGTTGTTGGAAAAGAAGATACAATTCTTTGAGAATGGTCCATAGGTAATGTAGATGTCTCAATCATATAGTTTAACATTTGGTCGTTGGCCAATTTGGCTTTAGATTCATATACTAATTCAGGAATACCATTTTGTTTTCGATATAAATTAATTTTTTTAATAATAAGTTCATTTACCTTTTGACCAAAAGAAAACGAGAATATAAATAAGAATGTTATTAAAAGTATCTTCATGTTGATTGTATTATTTCTACAAATATACACATAAAAATTAAACCAAAAAATTTTATCATATTTTTTTGATTTAAATATTTTTCGTATATTTGTATTATGAAAAACAAACTACCATACGAAGCCACATCAAAAGCAATCCAAGGTTATTCAGAATCAGTGATTGCAAAATCAGAAAATAATGACTGTGTTGTTAGAGCATTTGCATCGGCATTTGACATTCCATATGACAAAGCACATAAGTATGTTGCAGAACAATTTGGTAGAAAACCAAAAAAAGGGACTTATGGGACTGTAAGTAAACTTGTAAGAATGGCTGACAATAGAACGACTGTAAACTACAAAAAAGTTTATCCTGTTGGGGTTAGAAAAAGTTCCACATTGATTAATTCTTTGTCTTATAATGTTACAATCAAAGGAGAAACCAAATTAAGACAAATGACCGTTGGGACTTTCATCAAACAAAACCCAAAAGGAACATTCTTTGTTTTAGTTAGACAACACGCATTTACAATCAAAGATGGTGTTGTTATTGGAAACTTTGAGGATTCGGTTAAAACAAAAAAAATTATGAGGTGTGCTTTCGAGATTAAATAATTTTTTCAACTAATGATATATTTATAATAAAAATATTATTATGAGAAATAGATTAACTGAAAGAGATTTATCACGTATTGTTAGACGTGTAATCAAAGAAGACAAAAACGATAGAAGAGAAATCAATAGCATTCTTGATGATATATTCGCAACTTTTGAATTTTCTGAAAAAGGAAATGACGAAATGATTACATTAGCTAAGTTTATTGTTGAAAAACCAAATGAAGTTGCAAGTTCAATTATGGCAAGACTTAAAAAAGGTTATGGTGCACACGATGAAGATGACACTTTTGGAACTTATACATCAAAAAGAGATGAATTAAGAGACTTAGAAAGTAGATTAGGTTCAAGAATGTAATATTACAATCTAAAATATTTTAGAAACCCATCTTCAAAAAAAGGTGGGTTTTTTATTTTAAAAAAAGTTTAAAAAAGATTTGGTAAATCAAAATAAACTACATATATTTGTATAACAAACAACGGGGGTGAGAAAATGTGATGGTGGTCTCACCCCCACAACAATAGAAAAAAGTTCTTTGATTTAAGATATTGTGATTGTAAGAAAAGGGAAACTCGTAAAGTGCATTAACCTGTTGATACAAGATGGTGAAACGAGAGTGTGTATCAACTACTAATTACAAATAATTGGTGTGGTAGCTCAGTAGGTAGAGCAAAGAGCCCGAAAACTCTTGTGCCGATGGTTCGATTCCATTCCCATACCACAAAAGAATTTACAACGGACAAGGCTTAGGCAAGTGAGTTGAAAATGAGTAGTAGGAGATTTAATCGTTTAGACTACAGAAAGTTTGATACAATAGATTGGTGGGATGCGAGTGGTTGACCAAAATTCTTTTAAATACAAACATAGTTAATTAG